CTATGTTCTCTTTCTAGCCTCGTCAATCTGTTTTATCGTGGCCTCGATAGCAGCCGTTCGGCTCACATATCGGCGGATAATGTTCCGCACGGTTTCTTCTTCCCATCCCATGATTTCAGCAATTACACGCTCTGACAGACCGGCGATATAGAACTTTGTCGCCGCCGTCCCGCGGAAGTCGTGAAAGTGCAAATCTCTATCGCCAAGCTTGGCTTCTTCTCGGCAATCTGAAAACGACGATCCAAATCCGTTTACCGTCCAAGGGGCCTTCCTGGTGTTTGTCAGAACGATAGGCGACCGGCGAGGGATTGTTTGAAGCAATGCCCTCAATTCTGCGTAAAGAGGAATGACTGCTTCCTTGGTGTGTCGGCTTTTCCCGGTGGGCAGGACTATTGCATTTTCGGTGATATGCGACCAAGACAGACGCAAAAGATCGCCCGCGCGCAAGCCTGTGTGCGCCGCCAGATCAACCGCCCATGCGACTTCGGATGAACATTTCGTTTTAAGCTGCGCGATATCCTGATCTGTCCATATGATGGCTGCACGATCATTTTTATAAAGTTGCTTGATACCTTCACATGGATTTTGGCTAATCTTGCCAAGCGGGTCTACGGCATATGACAGTACACGGGAAAGAACTTGCATCCCGTAATCTGCCGTTCGTGGCTTGTCGGCAAACTCCCCGCGCCATTTTCGAATGACTGGCCGTATTTTCTGAGGTCGATCAAACTGCGCGATGCTCAAGTCACCGAATTTCTTTCCGATCCTGTCCAGCCATCCATTCCAATTGCGTTTCGTGCTGTCGGCAAGCTTCTGGTAATCGTGGCTAGACTTATAGGCCGTGATGACGGCTCGGAACTTTGAAGCATCCGGAATTATCCGGCTATCATTTGCCTCTTGATGCGAAGCCATAAATTCAGCCGATCCGGGCTCTCCACGAAGGGCAGGGCCGCCACGCCATGCATAATAATACGTGCGGCCCTTTGCGTTAACTTTGTGGATGCCTTTCAAATCAACTGTAACCATGCTTTGCTTCGAACGCCCTTAGCTCTTTGTCTAGATCGCTGTCCTGATCAATGACCCGTTGGTCGTTGTCTGAATAAATCAGGATTGCCCCATCGGTGCATAATTTAAGCATGACACCGAGGTCTTTGGCTACGCAGGCAGCGCGGGCTATATCCGCTTTCGTGAAACGAAGTGCCTTTTGTCCCATTTAATCCTCCTTTCAAAAGTGATTTGTTTCCGAAATGTTCTCACTATAAGACAGCCAGCCTTGGAGGCTGTCATGGGTACATTCAGCACGAACGCGACATTGGGTGATTGCCTGCGGTACGGGCATTTGCTGACCGCGTATTGCAACGGGTGCCATCACAGCAAAGAGCTTGATATTGACGCCCTGATTGAAAAGCTCGGACCAGAGCATGGCGCACTCAGAAAAGACCTTGCGCACAAGCTGCGCTGCACGGCCTGTGGCGCGAAGAAGGTTCATCTGCTTTCCTCGCACATCAGCACGTACCGAAGGGGCCTTTCCAAAAATCCGTGGGGCGGAACGTGACATCCTCACTCTCTTTCCCGCAGTGCGGCGCGGCCGGCTTCGGTGAGTTCCCAACGGCGCGGATTTTTCATAACCACTGCCAGACCTGCTTTGCGCATTTTCTGACGTACTCGGTCTTCCTCACGATCAGCGAGACGTAATGTCTGCCCGAACCATAACCGTTGGAGAAAGTCCCGCTCTCTGCGATCCAGCTTCATCTACTCACCGCCTTTCAGGGCTTGGCGACCGCTAAAGTTGAAGCAGTAAACTAAATCTCCCGGTTCGAAGTATTCAGAATTTACAACGCTCTTGTGCTTTTTCGGGTTGAAATCCTCGGTTCGCAGAATGCCATATTCAAGGCCAAGTTCCTGAATAGTGCCACCGTCAGCGTCAGAACCGTCAAAAGCGAATTGACATATTGCGAGAGCAAAACCTTCATAGTCGGGCAGCTTCATTCGCTCTGCTCCCCAAGTGCGGATGCGGCGAGCATGGCGCGCCAAGTACCTCTGCTGTTCCCATAAACGCTATTGCCGGGGCGTCTGGCCGTCTTGCCAGCTTCGCACATCGCCTCATTTGGCTCGGCTATCTCGGCGAGGATGGTTGAAAGAAGTTCTTCTGCCTTCTCCTTGCATTCATGTTCAGAAAACGAACCGCCATTCTCCGACGAAACCGATATGCTGCGGATGAAGGTCGCCACAGCGCTCGTGAGTTCCTTACTCGGCATTGTTGGCCTCCTGTGCATGTTGCCAAGGCTGGCACACATCGATAATGATTGAATTCACGGTGAAGGGCGCGACGAGCAAAGAAGCGTCGCGGTTGGTTATCGTCGGGGATATGGCTTTGCCCAGTGCTAACCTGTTGCTTTCGTGGGGTTCAAATCCCCACTTCACCGTGGCCTTTTCGTCAACTAGACGCACGTGCTGGCCTCCTTTGCGCGCAAGAGGGCGTCAATCTCGCAGGCGATGCGCAATGCCTCCGGGTGCAGATCGGGGGTTTGAGTGGATAAGCCAGTCAGATAATCCAGCGAAACGCCAAGAGCGTTTGCAATGGAGACGGCCATATCAACGGTCGGGTTTTTCGAGCGCCCGTTTTCCATTTCCCAGATATGAGATTTGGAAGTTCCTGCTCGGTCAGCGACCTGTTGCAAGCTGAGCTGATGCTGCTTGCGCAATTCCTTCATGCGTACGGATATCGTTTCACCGACGCTCGCGGCTCCCCTGTCAGGCGCGCCTAGCTTGGAGAGACGGGTAATGAGGTCTGAAGTCATCACCAATCACCTCCATCATTTGGAATATCGAACGAGGCTATGAAATTATCCTGTTCAACGTTCCCCATTTTATCCATGACGCGCTCGCCGCGATCCCCAACACGAAGAACGTTAAGCGAGCCGCCCGAACAGAAAATCCATAGAGACGGTGGCCATATCTTTTCCAGCGCCTTTAGGGCTTTGATCGCTTTCTTTTCCTCCTGGCTCATGGCTTCCCTCCCAGCGCTGCGCGGGCTTCTCTGACAATGGTTCCTGCCTTAATGAACCAAGCAGCCATTAATCCGGCAGAACCTGTATTGTCTGGAAGTTCATCCCAGATGGTCAGCGCCCGTTCAGCCGCCGCGAGCTTGGCTTTGAGGGCTTTGATTTGCGCCTGAGACTTGTCGAAATACTCGTTGTCAAGCCGGATGCTCTCCATGGCGTTCTCACGAAATTTCTCCAACTCCTTAACCCGCGCAGTCAGCGCCGAGTTGTCGGCTTTCAGTGTTTCTACCTTCGAGTACAACTCTCCACATTGACCCGCCCAATAGTTAGATTTCGTCTGTGCATCCGCCAATAGCTCCACAGCCTGCGAGCGGAAGCAGACGGGTTCGGTAAACACGCCACTGGATAGGCCGGTAATTCCCGCATGATCTAACTCGCCGTCCATGACCATCTGAAGCGAACCGGGACTGCCGTAGCCCACCGTCACCAACTCCCCGCACTTGCCGGTAGCATCCGGCGATACGGGAGCAACGGGGGTGGTGTTATCGAGACGCTCCAAATCTTCCGTGTAGCCTCGATAAGAGACCATAAGCCTTTCCGGGCCTTCATCGTTGGCGTAGTTCTTCAAGTCCTCAATCGCGTTAACTGCCAAGTCGCGGTATGAGTTTATGTAGTGTTCACTCGCCATGACGGTCGCCTCCTGATGGGTGGGAAAGGCCCCACCAAATGCCATATTGAACCCACTCGTCGTAGCCGGTTCGGAACCCCGGAACGGCGGCATACCAACGCTCAATGCGCATCGCATCCCGAAAGACGAGGATGTGTCGAATGATCGGGATACGGTAGCGAATGCCAAGTTCTGGCATCGCCCAACCGTTTCGAGCGCCAATAATCATCCATTCGTTGTGGTTCAGTTCTCGCTCACACTTCCCCATCACGCCACCTCACCGGCTGGAGGGGTGGGGAGACGCGCCGGGATAGTCGAGTTCGTTACGGGGCGGTAAAGGATATCGTATTTGCCGTTCTCGTCTTTATGGCTGTATTCGTATCGCCATGCTTCGCCACCGCTGTGATCGACAAGTCCGTCTCTGCGGGCTTCCAGTAGTTTTTCCATGGGCCACTGGTGATGGTAGAACTTGCCGCGTTCGATGCCCTGCGCTCCGTCATCGCTGGGCTTATCTGCTTGTGGGTGGAGGGCGCGGATGCGCTTTGCAAGCACTCTAGCAGCAACGACTTCACCTCTAAGTGCGTCACGGACCACAGGGTACTGCTCTTTATTTAGCTGATTTTGTGACATGTCCGCTGATAGATCGCAAAGCTTCGCCGCTTCCTCCAGCACCGCCGCTCTGCCAGCGGATGGCTCAAGCGCGGAGAGGATGCGAGCCTCATAATCGGCCTGTGCTGCGGATTTGGCTTGGTATAAGCCTCGCTCAGTTTCGTATCCTGTTTGGCCTAGAAGGAACCAGCCAGTATCCGTCGCAATGTATCGCCCCACGGGGCTTTTAGCGTCTTCCGCCTCGCGACCATCCTCTGTTATGCGCGCATCGCCCCACTCCAGCTTCTCCACCTGCACCGCTGCTAGATGCGGGGCGGCGGAAACATCGCGCAACCACTGATATTCCGGGTGCGGCTTCGACAGTTCGTCAGCATGGCCTTGTGCATTGTTGGCCGGCCAATCGCTCGGAACGGCCCACATGCGAGCGTCAATAGCGTCATTATGCGGCTGTTTCATTTTCAGGTTCAGCCACCATGCATTGAAAGCATTCGCCATGCGCACAGCCGACAGATAGTCGGTGGCTGCAATCAGATCGTCTGGACCGTGGATATTGACGGCCCAAAGGGTTGCCGCCTGTACTGCCTGTTCTGGGATGGTCATGGGCGTGCGCTCCCTGCGCTCACGTACAGTTGACGCGGCGGCAAGCTTGGTTTTGTGGATTGTTTCGGCTGCTTTTCTTTGCGGGCGAGTTTTGAAGACGGCGATTTGATACCTAGGTGTTTGTCCTGCTGCCGGTTCACCTTGGCGCGCACAGTGGCCTCAGCCTTGGTCTTGGCTGTGTGCTCTTCCTTACAAATCGCATGGAGATTGCTTTCGCGATGCTCTCCGCCAAGCCAGAGCGCAACTTTGTGATCGAACTCCGGTTTGTTGCCGGGGCCGAATGGCTTACTCGACAATGCGCAGCAGCCGTCCTGACGGTTTACGATGCGGCGCTTTACGCCATCCGGGATAGCTGCATCGTCGTTCTTACCGATCCATTCCTTCACGGTACGCGCCATCACAGCCCCCAATCCAGAGAGCCTTTGCGGTAGGAAATACCGCGCTCAACTGCGATGATTGTTGCCATGACGTTGCGAAGTTCAGCCTCGAAATGGCTATGCCGCTTCTTCTGCTTCTTGGCCTTTGCTATTTCAGCCTTGAGCGATTCCGCCTTGCGACGAAGGCGAGGGAGTGGATCGACATAGCGTTCCCAGATGGCGCGGAACTTGGATGCGATGAAGTGAATAATCATGCTGCGCTCCTTGCTGTCGCGCCAGGTTCCACACCAAGCAACCTATCGACTGCAGCGAGAACGGCTTCTTTGCTTTCCTGAAATTCGCGCTTGCCCATGGCCTTGAGGCTCTGGCTCTGCGCGGTGTAGACCTTCACAACAGCTTCGTGGAAAACCACAACAGCGTAGTTATCCATCGGTTTGATAAACGCGGCCACACGCTCGGCCTCGGCCTTGCTGGCGCACACAACGGTGCGTTCGTCGGCATATCCGCATTTAACCAGCATCTTTTTGCGCAGATGCTCGGCAGTCGGGTACTCTGCCAGAAGGTGATCCGGAAGCGTGTTCCATGCATTGGAGATAGAAGCGAAATAATGATTGTGGCTCGCTTCCGAACGGTCGTGGTGCTCGACAATCTTGTATGTCTCACCGACGACGAACTGCCGGTCAGCGCGAGCCGCCCAATATGGGGAGGCCGGATAGAAAGCCTCACCGTCCCATGTTGCTGTTATTGGAGATGACATGTTTACCTCCATCAGAACGGAATCGGATCGAAGGTCAGTTTCAAATGCTCTACATTGGACCGTGCATGAACAGCACCGGTAGCCTTGAGCACATAGAAGACTTGATCCGGGTTGGATTTTGCAAGGCGTTCAGCTTCTGCCGTCGCCGCTTCTTTCGTTTGATGGCGATAGGTTGGGGCGCTTCCGCCCTCGCGCCAGACCATCCAGAATTTGTATAGTTCGCGGTCCATCTATGCAGCCTCCCGCTTCGGTTCTTGCCCGTAGGCGCGGATGCGCTCGACCAGTGCCGCCAATTCCTCATTGAAGCGGTCAATCTCGTCGGACATGGTTTTGATGTATTCCGCGTCACGGTAGACGCGGACGCAAAGCATCGGCAGGCGAGGCCAGTAGGAAACGAAATCCCAATATTCACGTTCAGCAACCCAGAGATTGCCCTGCACCTGAGCCTTATGCTCTGGCGGCAGACGGTCGCGCTCCAGCCGATCAATCTGGATATGAGGCAGAGCGGTCTTGATTTCCAAGCCGCCTTTCTCGCCTATCAGGCTATCTGGGCTGGCGCCCTTATTGCCATTGCGGATAAAGCCGACGAGTTGAGGTTCAACACTGTTGATGAAAGCGTAGGTTTCACGCGCTTCATCTTCCATCAGCTTACCGCGATCCATATGAGCGGATGAAAATCCGTCCGCCACTTCGCCAGTGATGATTTCACCAGCCAGCTTGCGCATGTATTCAGAGCGGATTTTGCCTTCGCCCTTCGCCATCACGGTTGCAAACTTTGAAGCGGTGGGGATGCCGAGGCGAGCTTGATGCCACTCGTCACCGCCCTGATCCATGTCGAAGACATCCATGGTCAGCGCTCCATCTTTGCAAGGCGCTGCTTGAGAAGGCCCATTGCCGGCTCAAAGTCACAGGAGAGCATGTCAGACAGGCGCTCTATTTTTCCCATGCTGAGAAATCGACGTTCATCCGAACCAGTGGCTTCCAACAATTCGCGCAATGCGATCTGCTGATCTTCGGTGATGGTTTGCAACTGCTCGGATGTTTTGCCGTGGCGATTGCCATCGTCATCATCAGACGCAGCCAATCCAAGAGCCTGAATAAGCGTGTATCGCTGCAAATAAGTCAGTGTGGAACCTATAGCTTGAATGGCGTTTTTGTTGCCGCTCGTATCTGTTGGACCGGACAGGCTGTTTTCTTCCGAATGACCGTCCTTGTGCGAAAGGACGCATGTTACGGTGATCCTGTCTGTCTGGTCGGTCTTGAACCGATAACGCAAACCATGCTTTGCGATGACAGGATCAACGGCGGCGGCGTAGGCCGCAAAATTCGCATAGGTCTTATTATTGTGGCCCTGCGCATTTTTGGTAACCACGGGGATTTCAGCCTTAGCCAGCGCTACCGCCTCATTGAAAGCGTTGCGCGCCTTGTCGGCGGCAATCTCTTTGGCAAGGGACACCATTTCGCGGACGGACTGAAAATCAGCGCCGCTACGGATGAGTTGGTAAGCCATTTGGTCAGGCGACAAAGCTGGAGCCTGCGCGTCTTCGAAATGCGCGGCCTGCGTACCTGTCTGCTGAATATCAAGTGCTTGGGCGCTCATGCGGCTATTCCTTCTGCATCAAGCCGTTCCAGCGCCGCATAAAGTTCGGCGTCCTTCTGATCGAGGTAACGGCGGGTTGGAATGTCTGGGTCAGTTTTCAGGAAATGCTCGATTTCTCGGCGCTTCTGGATGATTTCTGCGCGGGAAAGGGGCCTATCCATTTGCATTCTCGCGGGCTGTGGAGAGAACCTTGTGCGCGGTCTGTGCTGCCGCTCCGAGCTTCTTCCAGTCTTCATCGCCAATAAGGGCGCGGATTTCCGGGCCGAAACCGATGAGCGGTGCAAGAGAACCAACAAGACAAGCGAGTGCGCTAATCGTGTCAGGCGTGTGGATTGCTTCAGAGGCCATCAACTTCACTCCGTGCGATATCCGCCATTCTTTCGAGGTGGCAGAGCATGAGAAATGCTGCTGAAACACCAGCAACGGCGAGGGCGGAAAGGATTGTTACGAGGGCGCAGAGGGTCATGCTTCCCCCAGTAGCCACGCCTCGTAAGGCAGGCCCATATCTCGGTTCATTTCGGCTTCGATGGTGAGGTCAGCAATGCTCGGCTCGCGTTTCTCGCGCAGGTCTATCAGTTTGTACGGTGTGTAAATCCGCGTGGCCGATCCTGAATGCTTTGTCTGGATGTGATCCGTTACAGCCTTTTCAGAGTTGAAACCCTGCTTGCAACAGCCGCACAAGAATGCGTTGGTCTTCGCCATCGTCTTACCTCCACCGGCTGTCAGAGCCGATAAGCAAGCTCTGCTTGGTCGCGATGAAAACGGGATTGTCCTGATTGCGGACAAAGCGGTGAGCGTGGCCCAGCTCGCTCGCGAACATGATCTTGCGAAGGCGAGCGCTCGCATTCTGATGCTCTGCCAGCCATGCATTGAATGTGGACCAAGCGCGGGCCATTACACGGCGCTGGCGGGAATAATCACGAACCGGCCTTTCTGCCTTTACGGTCAGGCCGCTAAGCGTCTTTGCCACTTCGTTGTAGGTGTTCTGTACTGAGGGATGCATGTTGCGCTCCGATCTCGTTTGTTGAGATCAGTATGCATAATGCAAACTATGCCGTCAATGAAAAAGTATGCATAACGAAAAATAAACTGAGCGAACGCATACTATGCGTTGCGCCGCGCCGCTGCCGTGCTAGAATCACAATGCAAAGAATGACGGCTCCCCGCTTTTCAAGCCTCTCTCGATTTGCTTCATTGAGGTGGGCAATAGGGAGGGGGAATCATGGAATTAGATGATGCGATGCTAACTGTTGAGGTGAAGAACAGTAGACCTGTTGATCTGATCGATCTCACAAGCAGCTTGGCGGCGTTCGCAGAAGCATTCAAAGATTTTGCGAATGAGAAAACCGGCGACCCGTTGCCGGATAATATGCGTCTTTACGTGAAAGAAATTCGGTCTGGCAGCATCATTGCGGATCTGATTGCACTAAACGACCAAGCAGAATGGCTGCTAAAGCACGCTGAGGTTTTCGGAGCGTTCGCGGCGAACCTCAACGATATTGCCAATTTTTTTCTTGGCAAGCCAAATGATCTTCAGGAAGCGCCAACGGCCAAGCAGGCCAAGCAAATATCTCACATCATTGACCCTATCGCAAAAGATCACGGGTCACAGATGAACGTCATCGTGTCTAGCGGCGGGGTAGTGAACATCAACAATGTCACTATCAATTCGACAGAGGCGAACGCAATTCAGAATAAGGTTGCAAACTATATCGCGCCAAAGCTCCCGGCACAGATGGGCATGGCTGACCAGCTATTGGTTCTGGAGCAGGTCAAAAATAATCCATCTTCAAAGTCTGGTGACAGGGGGATCATTGAAACGATCAGCACCAAGGCAGTGAAGCTCCAGTTTGTATCCGAAGAAGTGAAGCGAAAAATATTAGAGATTAAAGAAAACCCATTGCAATGCGTATTCCTGGTTGATGTTGATGTGCGCTCCATCGAGGGGAAACCGATGCTGTACCGGATAGTAGAGGTAAAGGACACTATTGAGCGCGACTAATTTATGAAGTCATTATGTGAACCGCAGCGCGTGGCGCGCAAACAAAAAGCCCCGACGCGAACCGAGGCTTCAAATGACCGATGCAGTTTGGATTATACCGGCCAAGCCTTAATAGCTATATCAGCAAGTTTTGTCTGTCTTTCTTCTATTTGTTCGGGCCCCCATGTACTGTTCTCCGCAATCATTGAGGTCATTTTTAAAGGCGATTCAAATAGAGAGGACTTCTTTTCAGCGTAGCTCTTGTTGCCGATAAGTTCATTCCCACTTTTTTGCAGAAGGCATAGGTTTCCGAGGCGCTTGGTATAGAGTTTCCGCACATCTGCGTCGAAATGCCAGCCATTCACGGGGTTTTGAGGGAGAACGTGCTCCAAAGTAAGGATTGCTGAATCTTCGTTGACAATGAACCAAGGCTCCTTGTCACCCGCATTGGCATTCTCCAGTGTGCGGAGGTAGTATCTAGCCAGGTCAGCCTTTGTAACTCTTGCTGTTTGAAATTCGTTTCTGAAATCAAGATCCGAAACTATGACATTTGTCAGTAGTTTCTTTAATTCATCTGTAGTTGTTATTTTTCCCTCATAAACATTTAATGCAGCATTGGCGAAGGTTTGCTCTATCACGCCGCTTCTGGTTCTGCTGGCGAGAACTAGTCTTACGATTAAGGAAGAAACAAGGCTAATTGCTTTATCAAATTCATTTGGTTTGAATTTTATAGCGAGTGCAAATACGAGAGGCCTGCTTGGCTTAAGATCAAACTTATTGTAAACTTCTAACGCCTTCTGCGAAGACGTTGGATAACTAGACCAATATTCCGAACTCTCTTGGTATGTTGACACATACACTCTGGAACTTGCTTCAAGAGAGGAAATGAAGCTAGCGGAGCTCGTTTCCCCTCGAACGCCCGATTGCACAGAACTATAGATGTCTTCCGCTCGCACAAACTGCTTCGTAGCAATTAGGTTATGGCGCAGAAAATTGATCGTGCTTTCATCGTCTTTCAATTCTTCAAGATTATCTTTCATAGAAGACCATCTTGACTGAGCTTCGCCAACTCTTTTACCGGCCTGTCCAAACAAATAGCTCTTCACAAGATCCGCTTGCGATGTTTTCAGACCGCGGTCGTTAAGAGTTTCGAACATTTTAAAAGCCTTGGCGGCATCATCGGTTTTTACGAGGATTACGGAGGCTTCGTGTTCAATGAATTCTAGCCATTCGTTAAGTACTGTTGGCTTGTCAACTTCTGCAAAAGTACTAACGACCTTTCTCATGAATGACCTTGCATTTTGGAAAGCATCTTGCAGTCGGTCATGAGAATCGCGCGAGCGTTTGGGCTTGTTGCCGCGAAGCAGTTCGGAAAAAAAGTCATTATCATCAATGTTAAGGGTGAGTTTTGGAACGTGCTCACCAGCCTTGCGGTCATAGCTGCTAAGATAGTCGTTATTAATGCTCTCAATTACGGCTTCTGGTTGCCCTATTTCTTTCATAACTTCTCTGATCGCTGTGATCAGAATCGCCGTGGTGGTCAATCTTTGTTGGCCGTCTACTATTTCGAGCGGCTCATGAGTCCCCTTTGCTATCGTAACAATGGTGCCCAAGAAATAATCTGAGTGATCTAATTTCGCTCGATGAAAATCGTTCAATAGTTGGTCGACTTGGTTTGTTTCCCAAGAGTATTCTCGCTGAAATGTTGGGACTTTGAGACGGTTTCCGCGCAATATTCCGCCGATTCCGCCTGGTTCAAAATGAAATCCTTGTGCACCCCGACTAACCATTGTCTCTCTCCAAGAACGGTACTTTGATCCCCGCTGATTGCAATTCTTCTCTGGCAGACTTTCTTATTCGCTCACGCACCCAGGCGGAGAGTGATAAGCCAGAAAGCTTGGCAGCTAACTTTAGTGTATCTTTCTCCGGTTCCGACAACCGAATTTGAAGGTTGTAATTTTTCAAACAGGTTCTCCATGTAGTGCAAATCGAAGCACAAGAAGGTACAACAGGCACTTTGTAGTGCATTTTACAATACATTGGGTCGAATGGTCAAACTCAGAGAAATGCGCAGATGCAAAATGCCGTTAACGTTTCGGCAAGAATGTTCTTGTTTCGTTCTAATATCTGAGTCATCCTGTCGCACATAACAAGTGTACAGGGAGTAATGAGTATGGGCATGCAAACCAATTTTATCGTGCAGAGCTACACGAAGGTGAAGGGCGGTAATTTGCGCCCGGACACCCCTTTCATTGCAAAAGACGTGGCTCATGCAAAGCGAACGGCTGAACGCATGGCGGCGACCAGCCCCATGGTTATCGCCTTCACCAATACCGGCGATGCAGAAACAGGCGATTTTGACCCGCCAAAGCTGATCTTTGCTCATGGCGACAAACTGCCGCCAGAAGTCGAAGAGATGGAGCGGGTCTAATGTTGGACGGGGGGATTGTTGAAGAAGGCAAACGCCTCGTTATCGAATTAGCCAGCGTCTATGTTGCCTGCGATGATTGCGGGCATTCACGTATCCTGCATCTTTCCAACTTGCGTAAGGCCGCAGATTTGGGCGTGCAGGATTTTTGTGAACTATGCAGGAAGATCCGCTGTGGGGAATGTCCGCCGCAACCCCCGCATGCTCGAAACCTTACCATTCGCCCATATTGGCGATGTGACGAGGTAGATCAGACGTTCGCGTGAAAGACGATCTTATGAACGGAGAAAACCCGTTCAGCGTCGAATTCAAGCTCTCGCTCTTCGCCTTCATCCGGATTGTACTGATAGAGGCGAAGAACACGCGATGAACGAGATTCAAAGCGCTTGATATAGCTTTCGACGGGGTTGTCGTCCCCGTCCTCAATAAGCTGCGCAATCACGTCATCGCCAGCACGTACCGGCAAATGCGGGTTTACCCATACGGTTTCACCGGCAAAATAGCGCGGTTCCATCGAGGTTCCGAAAACCATTACCGCATAAGCGCCTTCAACACCTTCGAGCATCGGCGGGCAGAACACGCGACCTATTTCGGTGCCATTTAGGATGAAGCGCCCATTCGGCCCACCGGCAGTTTGGCCCAGAAGAGGGACCGAGTGGTCCTGTGGGAATTCCTGATATCTCGGAGGAAAGCTAGCGTTTGGTTTTGTCTTCGAAGGTGTGAACGTTTCCTCTGGCTCGACGGGCACTTCAATCAACGTCCCGTCTGGGCCTTTCCCTTCGCCGGTTAGCAGCCAACCTGGACTAACTCGGTATGCCTTTGCATATTTATCAACCGCCCGCGTAATCCCGCGTTCGCCGCTCTCATGCTGCGTATAGGTTATATACTGCCACCCGAAATAGTT